ATTAAAGAAGCCATAATACAGCAAATATTACAAATCCTCATGAGACTGATGGTTAAGATTTGTGAAATTCTAGGTGAGGCAATTTGTAAAGCTCTTGAGACAGCAGGCAATATCATTGGTAGCCTTCCGGGTTTGATTTCTGGCAATACAACAATTAGAGATCTTGTTCGTGAATCAATCTGTGGACCGGGGGCTTCAGAAGATGATGTAGATGATTCTATTGCTGAGATGTTTGAAACGCTCGGTGGTGCGGGGGCTAATTTAGCTAATAAAGATAGAGTTCTAGAATTTAACGAAGCCATTGCTTCAGCATCCACAAGGCAGGAAATAATTGATGCGTCTCTTGGTAACCCATCACAAGAATTTCTATCAATTGTTGATACAATCATAGAAGTTCAGTTCCCTGATTTCCGTGAAGCGATGCCAAACAGAGGAGCCATTGGTTCCTTCTTCTCTAATTTTGGTAATCTGCTACCCGCTGAGGTCAAGGCTCAGCTAGATGATGTTGCAAATCAGACTTTTGACAACTTAGATTTCCCAGCCAATCCGACTCTTTGTGCTACTCCAGATCAAATTGAAGAATTTTGTTCTCTGCGGGCACAGATTTTGGAAGGAAGAGCTTCTGACGAGCAGATAGCTGCATTGTGTACACGTCCAACAGATGATTTTGAAACGTTAAATAACGTATTGCAAGACGGTATTCCAGCAACAATAATGAATAACCTTCCCCCTATTTTATCCGACCCCGGATGTAACAACGGATTGTTCCCATACGAACCAGAGGAATTACAGCAAGCTGCATCAGCAGGTTTATCGGCAGACCTTGATAATTTGAAAATGGCATATTCTTACGACATGCTTGGTAACGGTCCCGGCGAAAAAAACTGGGGATACATTAACATGATCCTCTGTGACACAATGGCAAGACCATTCACAAATCACTCCAGACTTGTCAACAGGTTCTCATTATTTGGTCCAAAAAAATATGTTGACTTTTATGTTAATAACGAAGCTGAGGAGGCGGAGGAAACAACAAATTACGCTCCCGTAAAAAGACAGCGGGGAGCATTCCCTGTATATGTTGGGGAGTGGCAGAATGAATATTGGGCTTTAAACGCTGGTGATATAATAGTAAACCAGCCATCTAATTCTCTGACAAGAAAGACAGAGAGATTTGTTGAAAGCGATGACGATATTACAGAGTTGCCTGATTTTGGATACAATATCAAAATAGAGCCAGTTCAAGACGGATATAACATAATAAGACGCCGTAGAAAAGCAATACCAGACCTCACAATGACATATCGTGATAATAGATCCGGCAATGGTGATGGTGACGGCACGGATGATTCTATGAGTTCTGGAAATAAGATAGAATTTTTCTTTTCAGATGTAAAAGCGGGAATAAATGTAAAAGATAGTAATGTAAGAATAAAGATAACTCAGTTACTAAACTTTGGTAATTTTGGTGCAGATATCGCTGATGCAATAAATCAAGAAAACTCAGAAGGAAAAGAAGACGCCCCAGATAAACCAGATAGCAACAATCTGATTATTGAAAATGAACAATATGAATTTTTAGGAATTGATTCCGGCGTTGAACAGCTTTTGGAAGATTCTCGCAGAGAGTCCAAAAATCCAAATAAATTTGCTAATTTTGAGTCTGTTTTCCAAGAGGAATCCAATGAATCACCTTTGATTATATTATTATCAGAAATACTTGGTATTAGTAACAGCTCTGCAAAGTCATATTGGAAGAGCACTGTGGAGTCACTAGCGAGAAATTTTGGAGATAGAGTCTTTACTTACGATAATCCATCGTTTATGTATGGTGCAAAGCCTGCAACACTTACTTCTGATTTGACTGAATATGGTATTGAACAAAACGGCGTCTTTGTGCCGTATTCGGATGCTACATTTAGAGATGAAGAAGGAGAAGAGCAACCTTTACGAAACTCTGATGGGGTGCTTGGCTTAAGCCGAGATCAATATCTAAATGGCGACGAGGCGCGAGTGTATTACCTTGACCCCGCTAAGTTTGGCGGCACGTATACCAATCCAAAAGTTTATGTTAAGCCTGTAGACGCCGAAGGTGTATTGGGTCTTGTAAACGTAATGTTCCCAGAACTGAGCCCCTGCAAGCCATATAGAACAGACCTTGTGGATTTTAGCGACATAGCTTCAAAGATATCAACAAGTTACAACAATTATCCTGACGATCCGAGGCTGGCAGGTGATCCCGACTGTATCGTGGAGAGACCTTTTGACCGTGTGCTTGGGAGATCGTCTAAAGCAGGAATTGAAGGGACAATTTCTGCCGCTTGTAGAATTTATGCCTCCATACATTTCTTGAAAACAATCAACACCTTTGCCATGTTTAAGCCGGATTTTGATACGACCTTAAGCTCTGCTTACGCCTCATTTATTCTTGAAGACATGGAACAAAATATGAAGGAGCAGCAAGGTTTATTTGCAGAAACTCTAAACCCATTTAAGGATGATGAATTTTGGTATGCGTTTTTAGAACAATCAGTTCAAACTTATTTTAATAAAATACAATCTGGTGCCATTATTAATGTTCCGACTGATGTAGAGGCTGCTTTAGAAAGAATCGCCGCTGCACAAAATAGATACAAATATCCAGACCGTCAAGACTTGCGCAATGTGAAGAAAGTTCGCGATCCTAAGCGATTACTACAAAGCCTAACTCAGTATCGAGAAGACGAAAATCTTGCTGCTGTTAAGTCGGTGGAAGACGACTGTAAGGTAATTTTAAAAGAATTCATGAAAGAGGAAGTAAACTTTATTTCAAATGTCTTTTACAAGAACATGATTGAAGAAAAATTCATCGACAAAGACAATTATGTAACGAACATTCATTATCACATATTGACAGAACTCACAGACGGTTCGCAACTAACACTAAACCAGCAATTGAGAGAGACTGTTGCTGATATACCAACTGGTGAGGGACAATATACTGACGGTAACACAATGGCACTTGAAGACGGTACCCCATATGTAGGGTACTATCACTCTCATATTGATGATGAAGGCGATGTAGTTTTCATGGTAGGCGAAGAGCATACTGAAGAGCAGCATGAAATTTTGAGACCATTTGCTAACGAAGTAAAAGTTAACATGGGAGACATAAACGGTGCATTCTCAGATTCTTCAAAACCATTTAGAATAAGAAAGTACATCAAAGTAGATGGAACAATTGAAAACTATTCTCAAGATCTTATAAACACTTTGCGTGAGGGTGGAGACAAGCTGGTATCCGAAGAATATCCCGGCACTCTAGATTACATTTACGATGCAGGCGACCCAACGTCAATACAGGCAAGAGTCCAAAGAGTAAGAGAAGAAGCGGAAGCAGAGGGTCGTACACCTACTGTGGCTGAATTAAGCGAAGCAAGAGCAGGTGATGGTAGACCGATTGTAGGACTAAAGGGCGAATTGGGACTTAGATATGGTCTTGAATTTTCAACATCAACCGGCGCAGTGATCGCCAGATCAGAAATAGATGTTTTAGATTTGCCCTTGCGCATGTTAAAGCCACTTGAGGGTGGAAGTAAAGAATTACTTTGTTTGGTAAATAAGTTGATTGATGACCCAGATTATAAACTTTTTATGGAATATGCCATTCCAACAAAACAAATACTTTCTGCAATTGCCATCTATAATGACACTTCTTACTTAACTTCAATTGGAGAGGTTGTAAGTGGCGCTAAAAGAAAGGGCGAGATTGGGGAAAAGCCCGGCATGTTTGTTACCCCAGATGGAGAGGCACAAACAAGTGCGATCGGATGGCTACCAAGACCGGAGCGCGGCGGCTTCAGCCCATTCGTTTTGACTTGGGACGAGTGGTCAAAAGAGACATTAAGAAAATCAGATACGGTTTTAAAGAAAATGTTTAAGTCATATTACTACTCTAGAGAGTTTGGCAAGCAAGAGAAGCCTGACGCGACCGGAGCCCAAGTAGCATTGCAAAATCTAAAAGAGAAATTTAAGTTCGCCCCCGGCGCAAGAACTGTGCCATGGTGGCATCGTCGTGCAAGCAATCCATTCAACGCGAAGGGTCAACTATGCGAGAGAAAAGAAGATGACTAATTATATAGTGAGGTACAATTAATGGCTTCTTTAGCACCCAAACTACCGCTTAATTTAGATTCTGGCGATGGATATACATCTATAAAGAAGCTAAAAGCACTTATAAAACAAAATTTTAAAATGCTGATTCTTACCAACCCCGGCGAGCGAGTAATGAATCCAGACTTTGGTGTCGGAATCAGGCAATTTTTGTTTGAAAGTTTTGAGAGTGATGTCTATGCTAGGATAGACACAAGAATCAGAGACCAAACTAGTAGATACCTTCCAATTATTTCTATAGAAAGTATAGAATTTGGAACAGGAGGCATTGAAGAGAATTCTCTCGGAATTAGACTTGAGTATAACATACCAGATATAGCCGATAGAGATTTACTTGAGTTCACTATTTAAGGTGAGGTAACTTTATATGGGCAATAATAAAATAAAAACACCTGCAATTAACTACACAAATAGAGATTATGAAACAATAAGAGATGATCTTACGCAAATAGCAGAGCGTTTTTATCCAGACACCTTCCAAGATTTTAGTCAGGCTTCTTTTGGGGCTATGATGTTGGATGCTGTTGCCTATGTGGGAGACCAGCTTTCTTTTTATCTTGATTATAATGTCAATGAATCTTTCCTTGATACATCTTACCAAATAAACAATATTATCAGACACGGAAGAGTCATGGGCTACAAGAATACAGGTCGCCCATCAACTTATGGTGTTGTTGCAATGTATGTTCTTGTTCCTGCTAGCCAAGTTGGTCTTGGACCAGACACAAGATTTATGCCAATAATCAAAAGAGGAACAAGATTTAATAGTTCAAATGGTTCTAATTTTGTCCTCACAGAAGACGTAGACGTTAACCGCACCAGCAATCCCGTTGTTGTTGCTAGAACAGATGCGGCAACTGGAGCCCCAACCTTTTATGCCATTAAAGTATACGGCAAAGTTGTGTCAGGCTTTTTCAATACTGAAACAGTTGAAGTTGGTGCGTTTGAAAGATTTAGAAGAGTGCAACTTACGGAGCCCAACATCTCAGAAATTATCAGTGTTTTTGACTCAGAGGGCAATGAATATTTTGAAGTTGAAAACTTATCGCAAGACACGGTGTTCAAAAGTTTGTCAAACAAGAATTATAAAAATGACAACGTGCCCTCTGTTATAAAGCCACTATTAGTGAATAGAAAATTTGTAACCATTTTTGATTCAAATGGGGTCTCATTGCAGTTTGGAAGCGGCGATGAGCTTGCAGGAGATGTAGTCGCTGAGCCTCAAAGTTTGGCGATGCAGGTTTTTGGAAAATCTTACGTTACAGATACATCTTTTGATCCAAGCACTTTGATGTCAAATAAATATTATGGAATTGTTCCACAAAATACTTCGTTGACAATTCTGTTCAGACAGACTAACCCAACAAATTCAAATGTGGCAGCAGGCTCAGTAAATGGAGTATCATCAGCCATAATGGAGTTTGAAGACTTGACAGATTTGGCAGCCAGTAGTGTTGATGCAGTAAGATCGTCATTGGAAGTCAAGAACGAAACTCCAATTGTAGGAGATGTTTCAAATCCATCCTCTGCTGAAGTCAAGCAAAGAATTTACGATACATTTCCAACCCAGAATAGAGCAGTGACACAAAGAGATTACGAGAATCTAGTATATAGAATGCCTCTCAACTTTGGCTCTATTAAGCGCTGCTCTGTACAAAAAGACCCAGACTCACAAAAAAGAAATCTAAATGTATATGTTGTTTCTGAAAATCCAGAAGGCAAATTGGAACAAACAAACCAAACAATTAAAGAAAATATAAAGACTTGGCTTAATCACTACCGCATGATTAATGATACAGTTGATATTCTAGATACGTTTATTATCAATCTTGGTGTTAATTTTGTTGTTAAGCCCGAAATGAATGCAGATAAATTCAAGGTGTTAAATGACTGTGTTGAAGCGTTAGCAAATGAATTTTCAACTCCAATGTTTATCGGTGAGTCTTTGTCGTTATCTCGGATATTTAACATTTTAAATAATGTTCCCGGTGTCAACGATACAGTGAAAGCTAGATTTATTAATAAAAATCAGTCTAATTATTCCAACGTATTTTTCTCAATATCAGAGAATATGTCTCCCGACGGTGATAAGCTAGTCTGTCCTAAAAACGCAGTATTTGAAATCAAATTCCCAGAAGTGGATATTAAAGGTAAGTTAAGATAATGGCGATTAGACGTTATGTGGCGAATGCCGACAATACAATTTCAAATGGCTATCAAGAAAACTTAGCCACCCGAGCAACTGGCTCTAATATGGGCTTGGCTGATGTTAGCGAAGTTTACTCGATCTACGGAAGAGAATCTACGACATCCTCAGAATTATCAAGAATAATTACAAAATTTGATATTTCATCTATATCTTCTGATAGAACCGCTGGTACAATTCCCGCCTCTGGTCAAGTAAATTTTTATTTGAGGTTGTACAATGCTGAGACATCAAACACTGTGCCAAAAGACTTCAAGTTAGTTGTAGAGGCAATATCTCGTGATTGGAATGAAGGTGATGGACTGGATTTAGAGAACTATAAAGATCTTGGAGTCTCAAACTGGGTTAGTGCTTCGGATGGTGTTGCTTGGACGACAGCAGGTGGTGATTATCACGCACTTCCCACATTTGAGCAAACGTTTGAAACAGGACTTGAGGATCTGGAAATAGATATAACGACTCTTGTTGAGCAGTGGATTGCCGGCACTAAAACAAATTATGGTGTCGGTGTTAGATTGACTTCTTCTAATGAAGCCAGCAGTTCATTAAACCCAGATGGAGCCCAAGAATCTTACTACACAAAACGATTCTTTGCTAGAGGAACACAATATTTCTTTAAAAAGCCTGCGATTGAAGCTAGATGGAATTCATCTGTACAAGATGATAGAGGAGATTTTTATATGTCCTCGTCACTCGCGCCTGCCACAGACAATCTTAATACACTATATCTCTACAACTACGTTCGCGGTCGCTTGACTAATATTCCAGATGTTGGCACAGGAGAGATTTTTGTTGATTTGTATGAAACCTTGGGAGGCACGTCTCTAACGCAAGTAATAAGCACTCCAGCCACTGGTGGCTTTGTATCAACAGGAATTTATTCTTGTTCCGTCTGTATAACGGGAACTTACTCAACTCTCCGTGATGTGTGGCACACTGGTGGGGTTGAATATTTTACAGGATCTATTTCTCCTGAATCCTTTGCGGCTACTTCATTTTCCAATGGAAACTACCGCTATGTCACAAATATCAAAAATCTTAGAAACAAATACTTCTCTGAAGAGGAAGCACGCTTCAACGTTTATGTGCGAAGCAAAAACTGGTCCCCAACTATTTACACAGTAGCGTCAGAAGAAATAGAAAATACTATTATTCCTAGCGCATCATTTAGAGTTTACAGAGTTTTAGATGGCTACAATGTTATACCACACGGCACAGGGTCAGAACTACAAACACTACTTTCTTACGATGTCTCAGGAAACTATTTCAACCTTGACATGTCACTGCTTGAGCCGGGATATGAGTATGGTATCAAACTCGCATTCTATGATTCACAGAGACAATCTTGGATCGAGCAAGACCAGAAATTCCTATTCAGAGTAGAAGATTATGAGTATTAAAGACTTATTTGAGCGTTCCACAAACTACGTTTCGGACACAAACCAAAAAGATGCATTTTCTGATGCAGAGTCGTCTAGAAATGTTAAGGCTATATCTGAAAAACAGAATAGTTTTGAACCACAAATAGATTACAATGAGCCTGCATCATTCGCTCGTTTTGGATCTGCTGAATTATATTACAAGTCAGCAATTGAACGTATCATAGATTTTTACCCATACGATGGGTCAGACGCAGAATATAATGAATTTCATAACAAATCTCTTGATATTGAAAAGTTTATTTTTAATAATTTGTATCCTCGGACTAATGGTTTTGTAAACTTTTCAAGTTCTTCCATATCTTTGAAGGGTGGACCTCATACAATAAATTCGTCCACGACGCAGGGGCTTTTTAAAGATCCCGAATCATCTCAGCGTGAAACCGCAAACATCTACGATACCAATCTTTACACAACTGAGGGATTACCGTCAGATTATGGAAAGGGCACTAGAGAATCAAATTTACGATGTGATTTTGAAAAAGGTGTGACAGTTGAGTTTTGGCTCAAGAGTGGAGAGCTAGCTGAAAACACAAAGCAGGCTTTATTTCACTTAACAAACTCCGCTGGCGCGAACGATTTAACACTCTACTTGTCAGGCACAAGCGGCTCCCCGTTCCGTCTAAACTATGCTTCTGGCTCCACTTCCGGCACTGATGTGGTGCTTAACTCCTCAGCTACGACAAGCTCGCTCGGCGACTGGACGCACTTTGCTGTGTCACTTGTTAGCGCAAGCAATGGTTTTACAGCCAATACTTATATAAACGGAACACAAGAATACACTACAATTATTAGCTCAACATCTCCGGGTATCTATAGACAACCTGAGACGCTAGCACATATTGCCTCCGGCTCAGAGAGCCAGAGCCATCTATTCTTCTCAGGCTCTATGGACGAATTCCGTTTCTGGAAGGTTGAGAGAACAGCACAAGATATTGGCAGAAACTGGTTTGGGCAAGTCAGAGGCGGCTCAAACACAGATATTTCTAACACGACCCTTGGGGTCTACTACAAATTTAACGAGGGTATAACAGGCGCAGACGCGACAGACAGCGTTGTTTTGGACTACTCTGGTCGTATATCTAACGGTACCTTCAACAGTTACACCTCAACCTCCCGCGAAACTGGGTCCGCGATGGTCCTAGCTGGCGCAGCCAGCAAAGAATATCTTGACCCGATTATTTATCCTAATCACCCCAGCGTAGATAGTCTTAAGACAGATTTGATAGAAAAGGGCGCGGATCACGATTTCCGAAACAACGCTGCCTTCTCTACATTCATGCCAAGCTGGATTACAGAAGAGCATGACGAGTTGGGCAATAACAACTTTAAGAAGCTAAGCCATATCGTTGGCGCTTATTTTGATAAACTATATCTACAAATAGAAGCCATATCAACTTTTAAATCACCGGTATATACTAGCTCATCTTATAAGCCAGTTCCTTTTGCTAAGCACATGCCTGCATCACTGGGTTTAATAACTCCTGAAATTTTTGTAGACTCTAGCATTTTAGAAAAGTTTATCAACAGAAACGAAACACAAGCTTTTGAGAATGATCTAAATGATGTAAAAAATCTAATTTACCTAAACTTATACAACAACTTAAGTTACCTATTCAAGTCAAAGGGCACGGAAAAAGCAGTTAGAAATGTTTTACGTGCGTTTAATATAGACGATAAATTAATAAGGCTCAACACATATGCAGATAACTTTACTTACGAGCTTGAAAATAACCTCAAGCATACCGTTCTTAGAAAATCATCTGTAAACTTTAACAACACCGAGCATATCGCAGCGGTTGTTTATTCAAGTGCATCTGCCGATACAACACAGTTGGGTTATATCTCTGGATCCGAACTTGATGTTCATGAGCTTCGTTACGGCATGACTCATGAAGCTGACGTGATTTTCCCCAAATTTATCAAAATTATTGATCCAATACAAAGAGACTTCACTAGAGTTTCTTTGTTTGGTATTCACTCTGCAAGCTCTAGCGATCCAGAGACTATCGTTCACGATCCAAGTATTTACGTTTATGCGCAGAGAGATGATAAATTTTCAAAAAATGTAAAATTTGTTCTTTCCTCCTCTTTGCTTTCAAGTGAGATCTCTAGTAGTCTTTACCTTGGCGTCTATGACGACGAAGATTGGAATTTATCTATTCGTGTAAAACCCAACACGCTGGACTTAACTGGATCTGTTGCTGGGGTTGCAGCTTCTGATTACACGATTCAACTCGCTGGTTACAACCAGCGTCTCGGAGAAATAAGAAACAGCTTTGTAGTGAGCGCTTCTGTTAACAACGTAAGCAATACTCAAAATCTACTGAAGTCTCCAAAAAGAATATTTGTTGGAGCGCACCGAACTAGTGTCACTGGTGCATTGCAATACAAGTCTGATGTTCTGGTTACTGCCACAAGATATTGGACACAATATCTTGATGATACATCATTAAGACAACACTCTCTTGATTTTGAAAATTATGGCGTTGCAGACTCTAACAAACATTTGTCAGCACTTGATTCTGATAACAGTAAGACACTGAACACTCATACTCTTGCCCTGAACTACGAGTTTGGAGATGTAACTGGATCTGATAGTTCTGGTGGCTTCACTGTCACGGACATTAGTTCAGGCTCAGTTGACGCTAGAGACGGAAACTTTGGAAAACTTGGAGAGATTGGTGGCTATCTATATCCCGGTGTTGGATTCAACTTCGGACAAAGCGCGACCAATGTTGTCCTCAAGCAGGAAGTAAACACTCACCAGTTTATAAGCCCAGAATTGGTAATCTCAGATAATTTAGTGCAAGTCAGAACTGATGATGATAAACTTTTTGATTCTGTAGATACTATTCCAAATTACCATTACCTTCTTGAGAAGAGTTTATACAACTCAATTTCTGAAGAAATGCTTAATTTCTTTGCAGGCGTTAATGATTTCCACAACTTAATTGGTCACCCTGTGCATCAATATAGAATGGAATATAAAGGTCTTGGAAAGCTTCGTGAGATATTCTTCCGCCGGGTTACAAATGTCACAGAAGTTGAACGCTTTGTGGATTACTACAAGTGGTTTGACGATTCTATATCGCAGATTATAGGACAGCTTATACCCGCGTCTGCTGATTACACAGCAGATATCCTCAACACAGTTGAGTCACACGTTCTTGAGCGCAACAAGTTCCAACATAGAATACCAACATTGGCATTTACATCTTCTACGGAGGGCGTTGCATTTGGAGCCGAGGAACTCAGATATGATTGGGCAAGAAATCACGCACCCATAAGTGGGCTAGAGCGCGATAATTCTGATTGGTGGCGAGATAGAGCGAAGAGAGAAGGAGTTATATCATCTGGCGACGCTAACGTTGATGCTGATAGAACTCAAATTCAAAAAGTTTCCACAAATAAAACAAATGGTAGTGTTGATAGAGTATTCACAAATGAAGGTGTCAAATACTCCCGCTCCAACTTTAAATACCGCACTCTTTCAAAGGGCGTTGTGTTTGAGAAAAAGATATCTAGAGAAATAAAGGGCGGAGTAAACTTTAGTCCCGACAAAGATATACACTTCACCTACACAGCACTACACCCAGCCGGTCCCATCAACAGAGAAAACAGCGTATTTGTTCCTAGAAACGTTTTGCTTTCATTCACAGAGGACTTTGCCGCACTTGAAGACACAACAGATCCGCCCGAAGTTCCAAGCGCTAAAGTAAAAAGAAATGTTTTAGTGGAGAATGGTAGAGATTGGGAATATGGAATTGGATATAAAAATGTCAAGTCAAGTAAGGCATTCCCATTCAACATAATTTCATCATCTGTCATCTCTGGCTATAATGCAGATGTCGTTGCTCTTGCAACTTCCAGCATTGAGATTACAAACTTACACAATGATGTCTATGGTCCAGATATGGAGCGCCCAATGCAAGGACCATTTACAGATTATGCTGTTGGTGGACATCAGTCACGACATGTTAAGTTGAATACTGGTGGCGATAATTATCTCAACCGTCCCGAAGCATGGAAGATTTTGCTGGGCTTATGTAATGCCACAACATCTGGTGCAATTGGTATGGTTGGCCCCGATTACCCATGGCCCGAGGCGAACGAAGTTGGGCAAACACCATATCCAATGACTGGTGCGATGAAAGCTGTTATGTTCCGAGACCAGATAGCCAAGCGCCCAGTAAACATTCGCAATATTCAAGTTACCACCGGCTCTACCATTCTTGGCAATTACCATGAAAATTACGAAGTTGTTCATACTGTTGGCGGTTATTCTAATCCGAGAGCATTTATAGGCGAACAGCCCGATATTCCATCACAAGCAGTAGGAGCCGATGTTGTAAAAACAATTCTTGACTTTAACAGTCGTCAGGTTGGAAGATTTAAGTTTATAGATGACTATAACGTTGGCTATCTTACTGGCTCTAATAATTATAAAAACAAGACTGTTATCATAAGCAGGTTTTCAGCACCGGGTTCTGTAGAGTCTATGACACCTGCATTTAAGGATTTCCGCTCTGGAGACTTCTCAGTTTATAACTCAGTTCCTTTCCGAAACATGACTGTCCGTAGACCGTTCCAAGGCGTGACATCTTCCATAGGTGCTGAAAATGTTGGGATTAGAAATTTTGATCACACCGGGCGGTCCTTTGGGTTCACTAACCTCGCTGCCCGCCATGCCACAAGATTCTTCCGCGACTCTACAATAGTGTCTGACACTGAGTATGCAAATGTTCCAAGAAACAGCTTTACACCAGATAGCTCCGCTCCCGGTGGTGCCGATGATGCATTTACGCAATCTCCATCATTCCACAAGGTTCATAGAAACAATCTATTAAAGGTTAGAAACACCACATCTTTGTCTGCCTCTTTCAGTGGCAACTTGCTTAACAATCAATTTGCGTTGGCTTACAACACAAGCGTGGCAGGTTCGTCTGTAATTAATATGATTGAACAGACGGCTAAAGAAATGATTGATCAAATAACTGGTAGTGCAAAGGGCATTTCTTTCTCCTCGTGGGTCCAGTTGCTTTCTGATGGAGACTCAAATGGCACCGAAAGAATAATTTATTCTGTGGGTGCGGTGGAGTGTGAGGGCGTTATAACTCCTCTACTAGAGATTGGATATAAGAAGAATGCACCACTCTGTGAGTTGTTTATTAATTTGGCGACAACTGATGCGGGCGGTGATAGAATATCAAGATTCACCGCTTCAATATCGCCCTCAACGCTATACAGTGCAGGACCAAATCATCTTGTTGCAATGTTTAAAGGCGTCAGCGGGAGCCTTAATACAGACAGCGCTGCTGATTTTTACTTCAACGGAACCAAGCTGAACACTGGTCGCGGTATAGAGCCAAAAGAAGACTTTGAAATTTCTTTCACATCAAACTATACCTTTAGAGGGACGAGCATTACTAGAGACGGTAAAGAAGTGTTTGCCATCGGCGGTAGGTCCTCTAGATCTACAAACTCAAGCGTCAAGGAATTTAGTGGCTCAATAGATCAATTAACTATTTGGAATGATTCGTTATCACAGACTTCTGTAGATAGCCTTTATAATTCTGGCAAACCTAGAGTAATAACTGGCTCGGAGCCATATCTTACTATTCCAGACAAACTGTTTGCTTGGTATCCATTGGGCGAAGAAGGCGGCGATGCTGTTGACGCCTCCAACCCAAAGAGTTTCACATCTGGCTCTAACAGTATTTTTGCCGCTGATCATACTTCCTCTATAGACGCAAGGCTATTACCAGTTAGTGCCCAAGGTTCTACAGCCACCAATTTCTTCTCAGCATCTGATATGAGAGGCGAAACACCATTCCAGTCTGGCTATGTTGAAATTCAAGGCTCTGAGTGTTTCCAAAAATATGATAATCTAAATCTTAGCCATCAAATCCCTCGTTCAGACCGTCAATACTCATGGTTTGCACACTCTATCATACACACAGGAACATGCGAGCCACGTTACTCTGGATTCATGCAAGTCAATTCACCAGTCGCACCTTATTACGAGATAACGGGTAATTACTTCCCATTCTTTGATTATGTATCTGGCACAGCCGAAGCTGTTTTCGGCATTCATCAAAACACGACAAGGCTCAATCTTTTGAATCTTGACCCTACTGGTTCCGAAATTAACACTCTTGGTGCCTCAGTAGTTAACACAGGCTTACGCAAATTTACGGAGGTTGCAAAACGATTTAATGGGCTTCTCATTCGCCGTGGAGATACATACGGTTGGAACTGGCGAGCCCATAGGCAACAAGACCACCCAATCTTGCGTCGAGAGCACAATGAAAACCTTATAACAGCGGTAAAAAATCAAAGTATTAAAGAATTCCGTTTGCCACCTGTATCTTTAAGGGGCAGACCTGTCGTCGTAAATATGACTACTGAGGGGCAGAATGCATCTTTCAAGGCAACACATAATAATGAAAAGATTTACTTCAATCAAAGAGAGCTAAATGATCTTGTTTTTGAAAAGTTAGATGAAACATTGACTCCATTTGACCAATTGATTGAAGTGTCAAATCAGCCCGGCAACCTTTTGAACTGGATTCGTTATTCTGAGACACTATTCCCGTCTAGAGTAAACGAGTTCTCAAGTGGATCTCGTGAAAGACTTGGATATGATAACAAATTCTGGCGCAATAGCAGAACTGCAAGAACAACACTGGGTTCAATAGATGCGAATTCTTTTGGTATTGCTCGCCTGCCATCAGGCAACACCCTTAGTCAGAGTAGTTGGATATTAGATGCACCAGAAAATTTCCTAACTAGAACTCAAGTTTTGACTGGAAATCTCGCAACTGGACCCACCGTCTCCGACAAACCCGCCGAAGATGGAGATGCTGGTGAATTACAGAATGAGTATATTTATTGCTCTGCAACCGGAAGCGGTTTCTATTCTGGACCTTTGGGTAATATTTTAGCTAAAAACTTAATTTTTGTACCCTCTAGTGTTTATTATCAAAGACAAATGCTTACATCTCCAAACTCTGTTGTATCTCCTTCTGGATTTGCAAAAACAGGAAGCGGTGGCGCTCACTTGTTTGACTCATTTGCAAACCCGATACCTAATTTTGGTGGTGAGGCGTTATGGGAAGCTGGCACACAGGCAACCATAAACGTTAAATCTGGTAGTGTTTTCTCCGCCTCTGCGCACCCATCTGACCCTTGGTTTGACGAATACGGAGATTTCAAGGAGCAATTACAACTTGTTGCAAGAGATTACGCCATCATACCAGAGTTTAGAATCTCAGAACATATTGATGATTATATTAAGGGCGGAACTTTCAATAAGTTTAATTTTGATACTTTTGAGATACCCGGAACAACAATAAGCAGTTCCCAAAAGAGCTTCTACAAAGATTATTCCAACTCTGATTTCTTACGAGAGTTTGCCAGTATTAAAAATAAGTCAGGACTAAATGCAGCAGAAATTATGTTGACTTGTAAAGCAGCGGTTCGCTTTAATCCCTACAAGGGCTTTTACCCCGCACAGAGAACAATTGATTTGGCCAGCCAGTTTTCTAGATCTTTCTCTGACGGATTTGGGGCTGTATATCCTGCCGCGACCGTACCAAATCCAATTGGAGGCTTTAATAATATCGTAGGAGGCTCATATCGTCCCCTAATTCAGACATTGTTTGCTCCCGGTATTCTTTACAATTCTATTAAGTCTGGAATTGCAGTTGATTTTCCAATTGTAAACAATCCAAAGAAAATAGAAGTACATAATTTTTCTGGTTCCAATATCACTAGTGAAAATTATATGCTAATTCCCCCCACCTCTTCCCTCGGAGCGCTGGCTGATTACGATCCTGAAAACCAATACTGGGACTTAAGAGTTCCATTTGAAACGATGATCGAGCCCGGTAAATACATTAATAAAGTTCAATTTATAGACTTTCTTCCTCATCCGTCTGCATCAATTAATGCAACTGCATCGCTTGACACTTCAGTGTCTGATGGTATTTATGAATTGATGGCGAAGAACTTCTTCGGACAGACTGGTGATTTCTTTTTGAAAGATTCATCTTACACAAAGATAGAATCAGATTTAATCCAAGACGGACTAAAGTTTAATGATGGAGATGTATTTGCAGCTAGATTAAAGATAAGAAAGTCGCACAATGGAAACAGATTTTATAATCAAGAAAGTGGCTCTGATGGAGCTAACACATATTTCACTCCAAACGGAGCCCTTGCGACGAGTGGTATTGGAACATCAATTACGTCTTTGGAGGCTTCTTTCCCTCTTCCACAAGACCCCGCCCACAAAGAAGGATTCCAAGAAACGTTTACCATGTACTCTCGCCCAAGCGCCTTCGGACCTGCAATTAGTGGCAGAAATACACGTAATGGTGAAAATTATGAAACTGCCTTCTCAAATGGTACTTTAGATTCTCTAGAGGGATTTAACTGGGCTTATACTCCGCCATACTACCACGGTGAAGCATGGGTTGACTTTATTTTCCGCCCTACTGGTTCAAAAGAGTACACACTAGAAGATATTCTCACAGAAACTAAAGCAGTGTATTGGAGAGTTGATCCGGGCAGAATGATAAATGGCTCTTTTACTCAAGACAAAGGCACATCATTTACAAGACAACGTGCCCTAATAGACAGCGGACACGATGGGGCTGGATCGGTCACAGCCGGTGAGCAGGCGATTTATGGCGGCAGCGTAGTCAACAAAAACGCGATGCAATTAGACTCCTCCCTAAATCTATTTGGTGTGGAAAGAGTTCCTAAGAAGCGTAAAGATAAATTTGGCAATACCATTCTAGATCAAAATGAGCTTGCCGGTAAGCGCTGGGTGATTCAGCCCAAGTGGGAAACCCCAATGCTTAACTTTGTTGATGTTGAAGATCCGGGCGATTTAGACCTACCAAGAAACATTTCTTACCCAACTAATTTTTCAGAATCAGTTCCAAGAGGAATGTGGCATCAGTTTGGTGTGATTCCTACGCAACCAGACAGAGGAATATTCCTTGAGATTGATGATATCCCAACTGACTGGTTAAAATATCACTATGAAGTGATTAACATGAGTTCTTCATACAATAATTATGAGCCGGATGCGTCAGGATCAACAGCATACATTGATTATCAATCATTAACCGACCTATTTGGCTTTCAGCGCTCTCAGAAAAAAGACAGCGCAAAAGTACGCCTTGGAGAAATTGCGGACAAGCGAGAGGTATACGAAGCCGTTGTTGCAATTCCATACATTCTTGAGGCAAATCAAGATTACAAAAACGTCAGGACGGATGATGACAAAACACGCAAGAAGTTTGTAAATATTCCTCGTCAACGTTTTGAGGCTGCATTGAAAATACGTGAGGGCTCCAAAGATGGGGACTCTCTAAGAGATGCAGGAGAAAGCATTAGAAAGATGGTGCAGAAGATGAAGCGTTACGTGCTGCCTCCGCAATTTGATTTTATCAACTTTGACGAAATTGATCCAATTGTGATGTATTTCTTTGAGTTCAAGTACGAATTTGACAAAGACGACCTTTCATACATATGGCAAAACATCGCTCCAAGAGACTACAAAAAGATAACTTTCCAAGAAGCAAGCGTCTCACATAGCTTGCTTAACAATGAGTTGCTTGATCAGCAGAATATAATTGACAATCCTAATCTTCGGTGGATGGTTTTCAAAGTTAAGCAAAAGGCAGTTAAGGATTACTATGACCTTATACCACCTCAAATTAAGGCTGCCAGACCTATAACAAGTCTTGATAAACCTGAAACTGACAAGGACGACGAGTACCTACAGTTCAACTGGCCATACGACTACCTTTCTTTTGTAGAACTAGTTAAGCTAGAAGCAGACGTGCTCTATAAATCTAATAATGACGACACAGAATGAAGTTCCTAAACAAAAAAGAACAAGTTTTCGATATTCAGCTTACACCATATGGCAAGCACAAACTTGGCGCAGGCACACTTGAACCAACTTACTATGCTTTTTTTGATGATAATGTAATTTATGATATTCGTTATTCTTCTGCATCTGTAAGTGAGCCGCAAAATGATATTCATAAACGTATCAAGCAAGAGACACAATATCTTGAAAGTCAAGTTATATTTCGTCAAGTTATGAGTGGCACAATTGTGCAAGGTGGTATTTTAGAAGAGACAATTTATGAGCAAGACGAGAATCTGTTAACATCTGACGGCTTTATCGGAGATGCAAAGTTATTAGCCGAGCAATCAAATGTAGCCCCAGCTTGGAAAGTAATAAGCCTTGAGAATGAAATTACTTCGTCTAGCCTATCAGATTTAAAAAATAATTCAAAAGTTCCACAAATAAATATTACAGCCTCTTATGTGCTTGAAAGAGTATTGCCGCAAGACCTGCTGACTAACATTGACGACGTGCTTGACATAGATTCAACTCCTGAGTTTTCAGATGGCAGGCAGGTTAGACTTCTAACTGACCACCCGTTGGTGTATCTTGAGGAATTAAATACAGAGTTGCTGACTGAAAATTTTGACATTGAGGTTTTTGAAGTCCAGCGCGGAGCGGCAGAGGATGATTTCAGGAGATTATATTTTCAAACTATAATTCCACAAATCGTAGATGGCATGCTAGTATCAGCACAAGCAACCTCAAACATTCCGACAATTACAACTTCGTCTGTTGAATATTATTTTTCTATATTAAGAGATGGTCAAATAGAACCAAACGTTGTTTGCAAGCATATTGATAGGTTTAATACAGAAAACTATTTAATAGACCTAGATTTTGATTGTTCAGATGTTGATGGTGAAGACATTTACTTTGACATTTATGGTAGAGTTACGGAGTCCGAAATATGTCCCGATTAATTTTTGAAGGTGATACAACAGACAGGTTTGGCAGACTTTTTCCAAAACCCTTCATTCAGGAAATAAGAGTTTTTGATGATAATGTTGAAACTGATATCGCTGTCTATTTTCAGATCGAAGAGGACACTACAGATATTGATGACTTTCTGTCAGAGACGGGATTGGATAAGCTAAGAATATTTACGGGTCCTGTATGGGGCAATGCTCTTGATAATTTACAGCAGATAAATCATGGCTTAGGTTATATTTATTCATCTCTAAAAATTGAGCGGCTTGCCGTTGATTCTGGACGAACCCCTGACGATTTTTCGTCTTATACCCTTAGCGAGTTTAAAGACACGGTACAATTTTTTTATAATTCTGAAGGTTCAAAATTTGTAAAATTTTTGATTACGGACAACACTTGGCAAAACTATACGTTTAAGCCAGACGACGCAGATGTTGAAAGAAATGTTGTAGCTTTAACTTTTTTTGATGATGTTGATGTAACGGATGCTGCTAACTATATTAATATAGCAAGAAATTTTGCACTCTATGGCAAGCAGACTTCTGATGTGTCTTATGAAAAAGTATTCAACGCTGACGGCACATTGAACACTGGCAAAAAAACAGTGTTTAGGGAGCCCAATGGAAATGCATACAATGGGATTCCTCTGAAGTCTCTTGATAATACGTTTAGGAAAACATTAAACACCACACATGAAGATGTGATTAATTTGGTAAGCCCAATAGTTTCCCCGTCTGTCGGAGCAATAGAGGAAGCAGATAGGGTTTCAGCAACTTTATCTGAATACGCAAATGACCCATCACTTGTAACGCAATTGAAAAAAGATATAAATTCTTTTTCTAACAAAAGTTCCGCGACA